AAACGGTAGCCCATGCAGTCCCACAGTTGCAGGGTGTCGATGGGCAGGTCACCATCATGGTCCTCACGCCACACATAAGCGTGTAAGGGCAGCTTGTCGTACAAAGCGCCGTAGTTGGGCAGCAGCGACTCGATGCGGAACACTTGACCGCGCAGCGCCTTGATGCTGACCCAAATGGCTGGCTCCAACTCGCCAAAGCCCTTGGTGTGGTTGTACAAAAACTCACGGCGCACGAAGCACTTCAAAGGTGGCAGGGATGCGACGATGTAGCTCATGTGTTTACCTCCTTTAGTGCTGCCATCGTCATTACGATTGCCATATTTTTTGTCAGCGCCATTTCGTCTATCGCTTTAATCTGCTCATCCGTCAGCCCAACCCATTGCCGCTGTGCTGCGTGTGGGGTGGTGAACATGGCTTCGACTTTGGCGATCTGGTCACGCTCACAGTAAACAGACACCGTGTTGTCTTTGTCGATGGCAAGATCGGCCACAACCATTTCATGGCCCCATGAGGTTTTGACAGGGGCTTGATGCCACTTCCACGCCACAGATACTGCGGGTGGGGTGGATTCACGAATCGCATCTGCCGCCATCTTTGCAGCTTTAATCGTGGCATTCACGCAAATCAAGTCGTGGAACCGCTGGATGGCTGCATGAAGATCATGCGTCCGACTTGCTGGGCCAATCAGTCCAACACTCTCAGCTAACTCCATAGTGTCTTGGTCAACCTCCACAGGCTCCTGCTGTGCTGCGGGTGGGGTGGTGTAGAGCAAAGTCCCCGGCGAAAGCAACAGACTTGTTTCAACAATAAACCCTTCATCATTCACCTTTGCCGCAGGTTGGTTTGGTTCTCCCCACATTTCTCTCATCAAAGCCAAATTTGATGCGGCATTTTGCACTTCTTGCGCTGTTGGCTTCACAAATGCTGGCTCATAGTCCAGCCCCAGTTCTTTGGCGTTCTCTGCCTTCTTGTCAAGGGCTGCGTTTGCCTTCAATGATGCAACCTCGCGCCGTGACTCAGCCAGCGCATCCGACAGGATTCCCACATGTCTGTTGGTGGCAGCGAGTTCGGCATTGGCTTCACGCAGCTCATCAAGCGTGATGCAGCCTGATTCAACAGACTTCAGATACTCTGCCTTCCAATCAACAGGTTGGTAGATGTCCTCAAGCGGTATCGGTTTAGCCATCAGCTTCTCGCCATCCCACCAGACCTTTGATACCTGAGTTCCATCCACAGGCTCCTGCACAGGTGCTGCAAGGGCTTGCCTGTATTTACGGCTGTCGCCCCCTAGAGCGTCAATGTAATTAGCTGCACCCTCTAGCACCAGCTTCAGTGCTTCGTCTTTTGTGTGTGTCATGGCTGGCCTTCCTTTATTGCATCGCAAATTGCGACAGTACATAAAACAAAGACCAGCACACACGGCGTAAGAAATGAGTGACCAAAACCAGCAATTACAGACAATGCAAGACAACATGCAAACAAATAAGGGCTCATGACTGCTCCTCAGTGGCTTTGTGCAAATAGGCCGTCAGGCGCTTGATCTGCGCCTCGCGGTACTTGCACATGCTGTCGGCGTATTCGCGCCCTGTCTGGGCCTCAAGCAGCCTGCGCTTGCTGTCCTCTAGCTCACGGTATGCCAACGCCTCGGGGCTTGGTGTGGCATAGGCGTTTTTCACCCAATTGATGGTTTGACGAATCATTATTTGCTCTTTCAATTACTAAGTGCCGGTAGGCACGGAGGGCTGTCTTCAAGTCCTCTTGCAGACTCTCGATCAGCTCGTCTTGCTCAGACAACCGCTTGGCGGCGTCTTGGGCAAACTTGGCCAGGTTGTGCGCTTCCCACGCCTCAAACCTGTTCATGATTTTGTGGCCAGCGCCAGCAGCTCGGCCCTCTCTCTGGCCACACGCAGCGTGTTGTAACGCTGGTGCAGGCGCTCGATCACCTTGACGCGGCGAGCGCCCTTCATCTCAGCGTCCAGCAGCGCTTTCACGTCGGTCTCTGGCAGCGAGGCCAGCACATCATTAAGACTTCGCCATGTGTACATTTATTTTTCCTTCCAGTTGGCCAATCAGTTTGGTCGTGCGGTCGTGCGATCGCTTCGCTGCGTTGAGCTGGCGCGTCTTGTGCCGCAGCTCAGACTTGGCCGCTCGCAGTTTGGCTTTCCATTGGTCAATTCGTTTCATTTGAGTGCCTCCAAGGCGATAGTTGATAGGCTTTGCTTGTCATGCAGCGCGCCCCAGATCTTCTCATCGACAGTAGCGTCGGTCAGAAATACGTAGCACCACACGTCATGCCGCTGGCCGCTACGATGCAAACGCCCGATGGTCTGTTCGTACAGTTCAAGCGACCAGGGCAAGGACAAGAAGAGGATGTGTCGTCCTCCGTGTTGGAGGTTGAGCCCGTGGCCTGCTGACTTAGGGTGGACGGCCAGCAGCCTGACCTCGCCTCGGTTCCAGCGTTCGATGGCGTCGTCATCATCGAGTGTGACAACCCATTTAAACCGTCGCTTAATCTCGGCCAGTTCTTCTTGGTACTGGTAAACAAGCAGGGTGTTGGCATGTTGGTTCTCATCAAGCAGTTCTTCAAGGCGGTCAAACTTGTGGGGCGACAGCCAGATTGGGCCGTTGTCGGAGTACAGGAAACCAGACGACATCTGCTGCAACTTTTGCGTGACGACAGCAGCGTTGACCGCCACCACGTCGTCCAGCACGAAGTCTTTCTTCATCTTGTTGTATCCGGTCATGTCCATCTTGCAGGCCACCTCCACGGTGTGCAGGGGCGGCAGCTTGTCTTTGTACTCGCCAGGCTCCAGCACAAACGTCGCGGGCTTGATGCGCTGCATGACCAACTCCAGCGAACCTTTGCGCGGTTTCCAGTCGCCGTATTCTTTGTTGACCAGCGTGAAGTACTGCTGCATAAACGCGCCTTTGGCGCGGCCCAGCAGCGACTGGTCCACGATCTTGCACTGGCCGAACACGTCCTCAAGGCCGTTGCTGGTGAAGCTGCCCGTCAGACCCCAACGGATGTTGATTGGCTTCATGACTTTGTTCAGCGCCTTGAAGCGTGCGCCCGAGGGGTTCTTGAGCTTGGTCAGCTCGTCAAACACGATGGCGTCGATGTGCGCCAGGTTCTGCTCGGCGAGCCACTGGATGTTGTCGTAGTTGCTGACGATGATCTGAGCGCCGCTGTACAAGGCCGCTTTACGCTGCGCTGGCGTGCCCACGGCCACGGCCAGAGTGCAGCCGGGTGCCCACTTAGGTTGCTCGACTGGCCACACGTCTGTGCAGACGCGCTTGGGTGCCAGTACGAGGAAGCGCATAGCGTAGCCGTTGATCAGCACGTCCTGCATGGCCGCAAGCGTGATGGCTGTCTTGCCAGCACCCACCGGAGCCAAGATCATGGCGCGGTCGTGCTCGTACAAGAAGTCAGCCGCTGTCTCTTGATAATCACGCAGTTTCACGCAGCCACCCTTTTTTTACGTTAAGTTGTGCGCCGCGCAGGGTTACTACATCGCACAGCAAAGGCGGGCCGTCCGTTGTCCATGACTCAGCCCGAAAACGCCAGCGCGTTTTGTTTTCGTGGATGTCATACAAAGGCACGGCATACCCTGCGTCAAACAACTCATGCGAACTGTTGTATCCAGTCATTAATCTGCTCCTTGTTCCATAAACAAACGTATTTCTGATTCATCTTGGCCATGTCACTGGCGAAGACTTTCTGCAACTCCGACAGCCTGCCGCCCTCGGTCTTGACCTCAACGAACCATGTCTGGCCGTTGGGCAGGCACACGATCCGGTCGGCCACGCCGCGATGCGCAGGGCTGGTGAACTTGTACGCCCGCCCGCCCAGCTCTTTGACGCGCTTGACGAGGTAGGCTTCGACTTGTTTTTCTAACATGACACGAATAATACATGAAAAAAAGTTTTGCACAAACTATTTTTTGTGTGATAAGATCAAGTCCTCATCAACTAAAGGACAGTCAAATGGAATATCACATCCCCGCTGCCGATTACAGCAGCATCAACGTCAGCGAGTACAACGATGGCATTTGGATCAGCGTCATGCGCCACTGCGGCTACGCGTCCACCCACCTCACACGCGAGCAGGCCGAGCAACTGCGCAACGCCCTGATTGCTTTGACGGAGACAGCAGATGCAGCACAGTAATATCGTCGGCGGCTCGACCGCCAAGCGCGTCATCAACTGCCCTGGCTCTGTGGCCTTGGTGCAGAAGATGCCCCCAAAGCCCTCCAGCAAGTACGCCGACGAAGGCACACTGCTGCACAACGCCATCAGCGCCATTCTTGAAGACATGAACGTCGATGTGATCGGTATGAAATATGAAGAACAAGTGCTGACGCAAGAGTTGTACGATGACAAGATCATTCCAGCGTTGGCGTTGCTTGATGAAGTTGACCCTACTAAGGAGATGTTGTATGAAGTGGAAACACAAGTTGGTTTCGGCGATTTGTTACCTGGCGTGTTTGGCTCTACTGATCTTGTGGGTCGTATTGGTAGCCGCGCTATTGTTTTGGATTGGAAATTTGGTGACGGCGTGGTGGTGGACGCTATAGAGAACGAGCAGCTGATGTTTTACGCGGCTGCGGCCATGCGTACCGAAGCAGCAGCTTGGGCGTTCTCTGGCGCGACTGAGGTTGAGTGCATCATCATCCAGCCGCCTATGATCAAGCGCTGGGTGACCACGAAAGAGCGCATCAAGCAGTTTGAGCAGACGCTGGTGCAGGCAGTTAAAGAGTCTCAGTATCCCGACGCAGTTTTGCATTCCGGCGATCACTGCCGCTGGTGCGCAGCCAAGCCCGTTTGCCCTCAGATGACGGGCGCTGTGGACCGCGCGCTGCAAGTGCAACTGAAAGAAATAGATGTTGACACGTTGGGCAGATACCTGAAGAATGCAGACCTCTTGGAAGACTGGATCAAAGACCTGCGTGGTCTGGCGCTTCAGTTGCTCGAGAAGAATCTGCCGGTGCCAGGCTACAAGCTGGTCGCCAAGCGCGGTACACGTCAGTGGACCAACGAAACAAAAGCGCTTGAGGCGTTGCACGATCTGGGTGTGCCCCGTGCAGAGCTGCTCAAGCCAGAAGAATTACTCAGCCCTGCTCAGATGGAGAAGGTGCTGAAAAAGCGCAAGATGGCACTGCCCGACGATCTCGTCGTGTCGGTGTCGTCAGGCACAACACTGGCAAGCGAGGATGATCCCCGCCCAGCAGTGTTGCAAATCGGGTCGCAGTTGTCTGCGGCTCTCTCTAAACTTCAGTAAAGGACAATCATGTCAAATCTTGCAACTTTCTCTTCGGCAAATCTGCCAGCAGTCTCCACCCTCTCCACCGCATTGCGTTCGCTTGAACAAGGCGCAGGCACATCGGGCGTCGTCATCCTGAAAATGGACAAGACAGGCCACTGGGTGTTTGGTGCTGACCAGACTGAAGTCGAAGACGACTCCACTTGGGCCGTCAATCCTTTCTCTTTTGTTCACGGCTTTATTGCTTGGGGCGACGGCGAAGTGCTTGGCGAGAAGATGACCGGTGTGCAGCATCCCCTGCCCGAGCTTGACCAAGCGCCTCCTGGTGCCAAGCGCGGTTGGGAGACACAGATCGGCATGTCGTTGAAGTGCCTCGTCGGTGAGGACAAGGACATGGAAGCACGCTTCACCACGACCTCGGTCGGCGGTAAGAAGGCCGTGCAAGCATTGGGTGTCGCCATCGCCACGCAAGTGGAAAAGGACCAGACCAAGCCTGTGGCCATCGTGCGCCTGAAGAAGGACCACTACGTCCACAAGTCCTACGGCCGCATCTACACCCCGGTGTTTGAGATCGTCGAGTGGGCCAGCATGGACGGCGCTGCTGAAGCGCCAGTGGCTGAAGAAGTCGAGGCTGCACCAGCTGCTGGTCGCCGTCGCCGTGCGGCCTAAGTGAAAATAGGTGGCTCGGCCAGACGCATCTGGACGGCAACCATACGGTGAGATACGTTGTTGCGAAAAGTAACAGGATTACAGCCAGTGTAGGCGACGCCCGCGTCGGCGTGGTGTACGGTGACGACCCACACAACTTCGGTTGGGGTACACAAAACTGTGAAATGACCAACAACGTAGAAATGCTCACAGGCAAGTAACCAATCTTGCAGCCACCGCCTTTTCTATGACTATTCTTTGGCTTGACTTTGAGACCCGTAGCCGCTGTGACCTGAAGGCTAAGGGCGTCTACAACTACGCGCAGGACATGAGCACCGAAGTGCTGTGCATGTCTTACGCCTTCGACGATGGTGAGGTCGTCACCTGGTTGCCCGGTCAGCCGCTGCCTGACTTTACGGGCCACATGATCTACGCCCACAACGCCGCGTTTGAGCGTTTAATTTTTTGGTATGTTCTCCAACAGAACTACCCCCTTGAATCTTTTGTCTGCACCGCAGCGCAGGCCCGTGCCAACTGTGCGCCTGGCTCGCTGGAAGACGTGGGGCGCTTTGCTGGCGCTGACATGCGCAAAGACCACCGCGGCGCGCAACTGATTCGGCTGCTGTCGCTGCCGCAGGCCAACGGCCAGTTCCGTGAAGACGCCGCCCTGATGCAAGAGATGGTCGAGTACTGCGAGCAAGACGTGCGGTCCATGCGCGCCATCAGCAAGGCCCTGCGGCCACTCTCGGCTGATGAACTAGCCGACTATCACACCAACGAGCGCATCAACGACCGTGGCGTGCTGGTGGACGTGCCGCTGTGCCAAGCCGCGGTCAAGTACTCGGCCGACGAGACCGTCGAGATTCAGCAGATCGTGTCCGAGGTGACCGAGGGCGTCATCACCAGCGTGCGCTCGCCTAAGATGCGCGAGTGGGTGCTGGAGCGCGTCGGGCCCGAGGCCAAGAAGCTGATGTGGACGGGCGAGAAGTATTCGATCGACAAGACTGTGCGGGCTAACCTGCTCGCGATGGAAGACCCTGATGAGATTCCGCCCCATGTTGCAGACGTTATTCAATGCGCGGACGACCTCTGGGCGTCTTCGGTTGCGAAATTCAACCGCTTGTCGAACCTCGCCGATGACGAGGATCACCGAGTCCGAGGCGCTTTCGTTTTTGCTGGAGGGGCTGCCACCGGCCGTGCGTCGAGCTACGGCGCGCAAGTTCACAACTTTACCCGCAAGTGCGCCAAAGAGCCTGATGAAGTACGCCACGCTATGGTGCGTGGACACGCAATCACGCCAAGATTTGGTCGCCGCATTACAGATGTGCTCAAAGGGATGCTCCGCCCGGCGCTGATCGCCAAGCCTGGCCACGTCCTGATCGCCTACGACTGGTCAGCCATCGAGGGCCGTGTGCACCCCTGGCTGTCCAACTGCACATCAGGCGAGGCCAAGCTGGACGTGTTCCGCTCGGGCCTTGACCCGTACAAGGTCAACGCCGCCGCCACCTTTCGTGTGCCTTACGCCGACGTCGCTGGTGACCAGCGTCAGGTGGGCAAGGTGCAGGAGCTGGCCCTTGGCTTTCTGGGCGGCGCTGGCGCGTTTGAGGTCTTCGGCCGCGCCTACGGCATCCGGCTGTCACCGGGCGAGGTCCAGCGCGCTGTGGACGGCTGGCGCAGGGCCAACCCGTGGGCGCAGGCGCACGGCCAGCAGCTGGAGAACGCCTACCTGCGCGCCATGAGAAACAAAGGGCATGAATTTAAAGCAGGGCGTGTTGTGTACTTGTTTGACGGCCAGACCCTCTGGTATGCTTTGCCCTCCGGTCGGGTGCTGTGCTACCCCAACGCCAAATTTGATGATGAAGGCAACGTGACGTACACCAAAGCAGCCTGGAAGCCCGCCGCTGACGCCAAGGAGTGGCCCCGCGCCCGTCTGTGGCGTGGCCTGGCTTGCGAGAACGTCACGCAGGCCGCAGCGCACGACATCTTGCGCCATTCACTGCGCCAGCTTGATGGCGTGGTCCTACACGTCCACGACGAGATCGTTGTCGAGTGCCCGGCTCACGAGGCCGAGGCAGTCGCCGCCCACATGCACCAGATCATGTGCACCCCGCCTGCATGGGCGGCTGGCCTGCCCTTGGCCGCTGAAGGTGTAACCACCACCCGCTACTCGTAAAAAAGAAAACCCCGGCGGGTTAGGCCGGGGCTAAAGTTCCAACTAAAGGAGAAACCCGTGAAAGATTTCGTTGATCATCTTACCAGACTTGCCCCAGAGGGCGAAACTTTTTTGCTGGTACGCCAGAAGCCCCAACTAAGGGAAGGCGAGATGCAGTTCCACGCCAACGGCGCCATCAAGGCCACTTGGCCAGCCATGTTGCCCACGGCCAAGGTCAAGCCCGAGTGGGCCATCTACGGCAACACCGCGAGCTTCATCATCGACCGCTTCAAGGATGGCCACCCCGGCGCCAGTGCTGCTGCGTGCGAGTACGTGCTGGTGATGGTGCTGGACGACGTGGGTGACCCTGAGAAGGCCCCCAACGTCCCGCCGCTTGAGCCGACGTGGAAGATCGAGACCAGCCCCGGCTCGTTCCAATGGGGCTACGTGTTCAGCGAGCAGCCCACCAAGGCCGAGTTCAGCGCGGCGATCGCCGCCATTGCCGAGGCGGGCTACACCGACAAAGGCGCGATCAACGCGGTGCGCAACTTCCGCATTCCTGGCTCGATTAACCTGAAGCCTGGCCGCAACAACTTTGCTGCCCAGCTGCGCGAGTTCAAGCCCGAGCGTGACTTCACCCTTGAACAGATCTGCGCCGCCCTGAACGTGGTGCCTGGCGAAGCCGAGGACGCCTACCGCCCGATCCGCATCTCTGACGACGGCACCGACGACGTGATGGTGTGGCTTTCTGACAACGGCATGCTGCTGTCCAAGCCCAATCAAGAAGGCTGGGCCGGTGTCATCTGCCCCAACAGCGCCCAGCACACTGATGGCAACCCCGAGGGCCGCTACCTGCCCGCCAGCCGCGCCTATTGCTGCCTGCACTCGCACTGCACCGAGCTAGACTCGGCGGTGTTCTTGCAATGGGTGGCCGACAATGGTGGCCCCAAGCACACCCCCGGCCTGCGCGAGGAGCTGCTGGCCGCGGCGATGGAGTCAGCCCTGAGTAAGCTGGCCCCGACGCCTGAGTACCCTGACGCCGCCGCCGCTATCGTGGCCGAGGTGGAGCGCAAGGAGCTGGGCCGCGTCGAGAAAGAGGGCTGGTATGAGCGCTTCGCCTACTTGCAAGATGATGACGCCTACTTTGACATGCAAGAGCGCCGCGAAGTTAGCCGCGCCACGTTTAACGCCATTTTCCGGCACATTGGTTGCAGCTCGATCCACGGCAAGCGCTCGAAAATCGAAGCCGCCACCAGTTTTGATGAGCACCGCCAAGCCAAGGGCGCCCGCGCGCTGGTCGGCCTGACCTACGCCCCCGGCGAGTCGATCCTCTGCGCCCGTGATGGCCTGGTGTACGGTAACCGCTGGCGCGACGCCCGTCCCCCGGCCGTGGCCGGCGATGCCGGCCCTTGGCTGGCTCACGTCGAGCGCATGATCCCTGACGCCCGCGAGCGCGCGCATGTCCTTGACGTGATGGCCTTCAAGGTCCAAAACCCCAACCGTAAGATTAACCACGCCGTTCTACATGGTGGCGCGCCTGGTGTCGGTAAAGACACCCTCTGGGCCCCGTTCCTCTGGGCGATCGGTGGCGACGCCCTGATCAACGTGTCCTTGGTGCGTAACGAAGAATTGACGTCCCAATGGGGTTACGCCCTCGAGACCGAGGTTATGGTGATCAACGAACTGCGCCAGGCCGAAGCCAAAGACCGCCGCGCGCTGGAAAATCAACTCAAGCCCCTGATCGCTGCGCCCCCTGACATGCTGCCGATCAACCGCAAGGGCCTGCACCCCTACATGGCCCTGAATCGTTTGTTTGTCCTGGCTTACTCTAATGAGCGGGTGGCCATCAACCTCCCCACAGAAGACCGCCGATGGTTTGTCATCTGGTCCGATGCCGGCCGTATGTCCCCGGCCGAGTCGGTGGGCCTGTGGAGTTGGTACAAGGCCAACGGCATGTCCCGCGTCGCTGCTTGGTTGCACCAACGCAACGTCGCCGCGTTTAACCCCGGTCTGCCCCCGATGATGACGGAAGCCAAGGCCATCATGGTCGAAGCTGGCATGAGCGGTGCGGAATCGTTCCTGGTGGAGTTGATGCGCGCCCGTATCGGTGAGTTTTCCAAGGGCGTCGTTGGCGCGCCCTGGCACGCGCTGTGCGACCGTTTGCAAGGGTCCGCACCTGGTGCCATTAAAGTCGTCCAAGGCGCGCTATTGCACGCCCTGAAAGAGGCCGGATGGGTTGATTGTGGCCGCTTAGCGTCTAGGGGCTACCAAACCAAAAAACACATATTTTGCGCGCCGGATATGGTCGCCACGTCAAAGTCAGATTTAAGGGCCATGGTTGAAGAGCCGCACCCGTCGGCGCTGCGTGTTGTCAAATGAAAAAAGGCCCGTCAAGGGCCCTTTTTTATATTTTGAACAGAATGGCCAAGATGGCCACCGCCAAGGCCACTAGCGCGGCCGTCATGTTGACCGCCTGACAATGTGCAGCGCTTCGCGCGCCGCGCCTGACGCTTGGCGCGCTGTCATGTCGTTTTCTTCAATGGCCACCAGCGCGGCCGTCGCCTGTCCAAGGGCAAACTGTAGCGCTTCAATACGGGCGAACAGTTTAGCCGCGTTTTCGAAGCCCTCCGCATAGCAAAGTCGTTCGGCTTCGGCCGCGGGCATGCGCATGTAATCAAAGTCCATTTTTTATCTCCAAGTTTTGCGTTGCGTTGATTCATAGCTCACATTCATGAGCATGTCGGAAAATGTGGTGCGGTCTATGCCCTCAAGGTCAAAACCGCGCCATCCGCATATGCAACGGTCAACCCCGCACATGTGCTTATTAAGACGTTTGTATTGGCCTAAGGATAGCGCATCATCTTTTACGCGCAAAACGATAGGGGCAGCATTGTGAAAGCCACCGGACAATGTGATTTTTTTCATTTGAGGGTCTCCAAGTATTGGGCCACTGTCCGGCCGGTTAAAAATGCATGTTCGGCGCTTTGCATGTCAATTGGCGCGCCATCGGTGGCGTCGGCTAATTCACTTAGCCACTGCCAAAATTCTTTTACTCGCATATGAAGTCCTGCAGGTTTGCGCGCATAACCGAATAGGGCTTGGTTTTGAATAACGCGTAGTATTGGAAATAAATTTCCTTTAGTTGGACCGGCCGGCCCTTATAGGTGCCTTTGGTGCCGGGCTTGGGCCATGATTCGCGGGTAGGGTATCTATCAGGCAAAGAATTGTGAACATACCCCGGCGCCGGCCGGGTTTCGATAGTTGCAAGCATGGGCTACCTTTTTACGGTTACCGGGCAGGATTACCCGCGTTAGGGGCCGTAAGCCCCTAACACTGAAAATCATGCAATTTTCATCATGATGACTTTGGCCATTTTGCGGCCGTGCGCTGGATAGCAAATGAGAGACACGGTTTTGTCCCAACATGCACGGCACCCGGAACACTTACCCTCATGCTCATATGCCCGGCAAAGTGACGCGCCCGCGTGATCTTGGAAAGTGTCAGCGCTTGGGCCGATAACGGATCCATGCAACCCGGGGATGTATTCGCCGGTGATCGAATCAGCGGAGAATCGAACGCTGACATTGTCCAGCGCTTGCATGGCGCGCAATACTTGCAAGAATTTAGGGAATTTGTGCATTCTTGTCGGTAGCCAATGCTTGCACCATGGCGTACGCGCCATGACTTCAAAAACCTTTTCAGCCAATGCAAGCGAGTACAGATCACCAGAATCAAGCCACCGGAAATATCGGTCCTTTTCCAATTCTTGCACCATGTCATCAACCCAAGACAATCTTTGCCAGTCTGCCCGGTTAAATTCCCGGGGGGCCTTGACGTTCGCGAAGACATAGTTACCCGTAGTGGCGTAGCATCCCTTGCACGCGTCGACAAGCACGCCGGGGGATTCGATAGACCCCGGGCAGGTGTCCAATGCTTGCAAGGACCAAGAACGAATACCGTCAAGCTTTGAAGTGACTGAAATTTTTGGCATGTTCATGCTCCATAAAAGTAAAAGAAACCGGCGAACGGCGCGCCGATGCAAAGCGCGAAAAGCGCTGCGTGGAAAAGATCGATAAAAAACTGTTTCATGGTTAGTTTCCCCAAATAGTTGGTTTGTTCATCGCACGGCGCAATAGCCACGCGTCGCACGTGAGTTTGAATGCGATAGCGGGTTTTTCACCAGTACGCGCAAACATGGCGCGCATGGCTAGCCAATCGGTTTCGCGCATGACGTTCGCGATATCGTCGCAAACAAAAATGGCGTCGGTGTTGTCGGTGTCAATGGCGTGCTGCAACGTGTAGCGGATGCCGTTATCGCGGATGCTGCGGCGCGTTTGTTGGTAGATGCTGCGGTTCATACAGTACTTTCACGGGTTGATGATGTGTCTATTGTAATGGATTCATTTACATGCATGTCAGTCACATATGTGACACGTGTTTTTGTTTGTTGGTAGCTGTCAGTCACGAATTGGCTATGGTTTTGACGTGGCGTGGCCTACGTGCGAAGCCAATGAATTCAAGGCTTTGCGGGGTTTGTTGGCTATGTTGGCTATTAGATATCTATTGTAAGAAAAACAATTGCTTAAAAAATAGGCAAGTAGGGGTACAGCGAATTTGTTGGCATGACAACATAGCCAACATGACCTACAGCCCGGAACATGGGCGCGCGCCATTTGCCCCATGTTGGCTATGTTGGCTATTTGTTTTCGATAGCCAACATAGCCAACAAACCACAGTTCATACAGTGATGTACATGCATACAGTACTGTATAAATGCACAGTGCATACAGTTTGGGTTGACGGCTTGGTGTTGGTAGCCAACAATGCCAACAAAATGTTAGTGTGCACACACTGACCAAGTGGTGGTTTTGAGCTGGAGGGGGGAGGGGGAGGGCCGAGCGGACCGGTCAACGGTAGCGTAGCGTTCAGCAACAATTTTTATTTTTACCGGCACACTGCAAAAGATTTTTTATTTTTTTAATATAAGATGCACGCACGCATCCACGCGGCCATACATCTATGAGTTTTCATTCACTGCCACTTGTCATCAATGAAGTGCGCGCCACCGAGGCGGTGCTTAACCGCATCTACGACGCAGCCAAGCTCGGGTTGAAGGGCGACAACCTGGCGTTAGCAGCAGGCATGGTGCCCACCGCCTACCGGCAGTTGTGCGAGTTGGATAGAGTGGCGCAGCTGGCCGAACAAAAAGGCCGCGCCGACGGGGAGCTGCTTGCGTCCCAACAGCTGCACAAAGCAGCTGAAGAGGGCGACGCCAAGGCCAGCCTGGCTATTCTGCAAAACGTCCACGGCTGGGTAGCCAAGCAGGCCATCACAGTAGACGTCAACCAACAGATCAGTATTCTTGGTGCACTGGCCGAAGCCGAACGCCGAGCCGCCGACGTAGTGGATGTTATTGCACACGAGCCCACACCAGCGCTGCAAGCGCGACTGGCCCCACACAAACAAAGCGTCTGATGCAAACCACCATCTATTCGGCCGAAGACGAACAAGAGTTGATGGCCAGGCTCTGGTCGCCACAGTACAAGGACAACCCACTGGCGTTTGTGCTGTACACGTTCCCGTGGGGCGTCAAGGGCACACCGCTGGAACACTTCTCGGGACCGCGCAAATGGCAGCGCGAGGTGCTCCAGCAGATCGGCGATCACATTAAGCAGAACAAGGGTAAGCTGGACTTCAACACCCTACGCCACGCAGTCTCCTCAGGTCGCGGTATTGGCAAGTCAGCCTTGGTCTCATGGATCGTGATCTGGATGCTGTCTACACGCATCGGCTCGACCACGATCGTGTCGGCTAACTCAGAAAGCCAGCTCAGAAGCATCACATGGGCCGAGATCACCAAGTGGCTGGCCATGTCCTTAAACAGCCACTGGTTTGAGGTGAGCGCCACCAGGCTGATGCCAGCCAAGTGGCTGACCGAGCTGGTCGAGCGCGACCTGAAGAAGGGCACCCGTTACTGGGGCGTCGAGGGGCGGCTGTGGTCGGAAGAGAACCCAGACGCCTACGCGGGTGTGCACAACTTTGACGGCGTGATGGTGATCTTCGATGAGGCCAGTGGTATTGCGGACGCCATTTGGGCGGTGACCGCTGGTTTCTTTACAGAAAACACCCCGAACCGGTTCTGGCTGGCGTTCTCCAACCCACGGCGCAACACGGGGTATTTCTACGAGACGTTCCACAGCAAGCGCGAGTTCTGGAACACCAAGGTGGTGGACGCCCGCACAGTCGAGGGCACGGACAAGCAGGTCTACCAACAGATCATCGATGAATACGGGCCGGACTCGTCACAGGCGCACGTCGAGGTGTACGGCGAGTTCCCGAACGCTGGCGACGACCAGTTTATCTCCAGCCTGGTGGTGGACGACGCCATGCGCAGGCCCCTGTACAAAGACCCAAGCGCGCCGATCGTGATCGGGGTGGACCCGGCGCGGTTCGGAGCAGACGCCACGGTGATTGCGGTGCGGCAGGGGCGAGACATCACGCGCATCATTCGGCACCGCGGCGACGACACCATGACGGTGGTCGGGTACGTCATTGAGGCGATCGAAGAGTTCAAGCCGGCGATGGTGTTTATTGACGAGGGTGGGCTAGGCGCCGGCATCGTGGACCGGCTGAAAGAGCAGCGCTACAAGATCAAGGGCGTCAACTTCGGCTGGAAGTCACGCAACCCGGCCATGTACGGCAACATGAGGGCGCAGATCTGGGGCGACATGCGCGACTGGCTGAAGTCGGCCAGCATCCCAAACGACAGGTTCTTGAAAACTGACCTGATCTCGCCTATGATGAAGCCAGACTCCAAAGGGTCGATCTTCCTGGAGTCGAAAAAAGACATGAAAGCCCGTGGCTTGGCGTCGCCCGACGCTGCTGACGCCATCGCGCTGACCTTCTCATACCCAGTCGCAAGCCGGGGTGAGTACAATAAACCCGAGCGCCGCGTCGTGTCAGAGCGCGGTGCGGTCTCAACCGGATGGATGGGGGCGTGATGGCAACGAAGAAAACTGTCTCTTTAAGCGTCAAAAAAGGCGAGAAGCTGCCGGTGTCCAAAGGCGCCGGCCTGACTGAAAAAGGCCGCGCCAAGTACAACGCAGCCACAGGGTCAAACTTGAAGGCGCCAGCGCCAAATCCAAAAACCAAAGCAGATCAGGGGCGCAAAGATTCATTTTGCGCCAGAATGGGTGCCGTTGCGGCTAACGCCAAAGACGGCGAACGCGCCAAAGCGGCGCTCAAACGATGGAAGTGTTAATCATGGCTACAAAACCTGGACTGTATGCAAACATCAACGCCAAACGCGAACGCATTGCGGCTGGCTCTGGCGAGAAGATGCGCAAACCCGGCGCTGCCGGTGCACCCTCGGCCAAGGACTTTAAAGAGTCGGCCAAAACTGCCAAAAAGCCAGCTAAGGGGAAGTGATGCCACTCGTCAAGTCACCCTCAAAAGAGGCATTTCGCAAGAACGTCAAGGCCGAAGTGTCTGCGGGTAAACCCGTAAAGCAGGCCGTGGCAATTGCGTATTCCGTCAAGCGCGAAGCTGCCAAAAAACCAACAATGAAAACCAAAAAATGAGTCTCCAAGCCCTGCAAGACTGCCTGATCGTGCGTCCAGACATGGAAAAACACGAGTTGTTTATCCTCTTGAGGCAGAAACAAACTGGCACGGGTGTGGTAATCTCCGTTGGACCTGAAGCCAAGGACGTAAAAGTCGGCGACAAGGTGCTATTTGGTGATTCCA